TTTTTTGCATCTTTCATCTTTATGCTGGAAGCAACTCTGGCAACCTCAGGTGAGGTAGCTTCTTTCTCACCCTCTTTTTGAGCTTTTCTAACCATCCCGAAGAATCTTTGTTGGGACTTTGAGACTGACTTTTCATTTAGCACCTCCTCATTTGTAGCACGAGTGGTCATGCCTTTTCCATCGCCATCATTAACGATAGGCATGACCTCTATGTTGCCAACCTTCTTGTTCTTTAGTTTTTCTTTTCTTTTCTTAGAATCAGTTTTGAATTGATTAAAGGATTTCATTATTTTTTCTTAGACATAGCAATAATCTTGCTGACCTTCTTGCGTCTAGCAATTAGGTACTTGTCTGACTTATCCTTATCACCATCGTTATCAATGTCTCCATCTTCTTTTCCAACTGGATCTAACTTCTTCTCAGTAACGTGTTCTACCTCTTCTTTCTTAGCAGTTTTTGCTGCTTTTTTGAACGCATCCTTAGCAGGGTAATCTTCATGACCTGGTTTTGCGGGTGGTTCACCTCTCTTTCTCTTAGCATGAATGTTAGCGTAGAGACCTTTCTTTGCTTCTTCTAATTCTCCTCCTTCATGTGGAACTGTATTACCATCAGCGTCTTTCTTATGATGCTCTGCTACCACATCTTCCTCTTTCACACAGTTAGGAACTACTTTACCACCCTTTTTCTTAGTTCCTTTTGCTTTATATCCTTTCCAACATGTAGAAGCACCAACATTATCTCTTGCTTGTGCCATACTGCCTTCAGCAGTTACATATCTTCTTTTCTCTATGACGTAGAGTTCTCCTTCTATTTCTACTTCTTCACGTTCTAAAACTTCGTACTCTTCCTTTGTAGCAAGTTGTGCTTTTGGTGATTCTTTCTTAGGACCTTTCTTTTTCAAAGAGGTTTTTTCAATTTCAGCACCGTGTGACTGTGGATCCATGCCATCGAAAGGTGCCTCGTGAATATCTGGTAAATTAGTGTTTTGGAAGCAATCGCCACCCATCCACTTACCATATGATTCCATCAAACTAGATGAAAAATCATCATTGTTCTTGACGGTATTAACTGTTTCTTGCTTCTTCATGTTTACAAAGAGGTTCTTCTCGTATTATTTATAGCTCTAACGTTTTTAATCCACTCACGAAACATTTTTCCTTCTTCAGATATAACAATTGCATAGTTACCACCCACTCTATGGATGGTTCCTTTGACTCCTGTTCTTGAAGACATGACACTATCACCCTCGCTTAGACCTTCATCATGTCTTTGCTGTTGTCTTAGTGCTTTTTCTCGTAAGTTCTTAAAATTTATCATTTATAGTTGGCGGGTAAGTTCGCTGCTATTTCCATCATCAATGTTCGACAATCATTTTCCTTTAAACTGGTGGGTATACCAGATCTAAATGTTTTGAAATCTCCAGCAAATGCTGCTCTTCTCATTTTAGTACCAGATACTGCAAATGTGTCACCATCTGCATCTCTACTACCAGAAGATACGATATCTAACTTTCGGAAAGAATAATCAACTCCATTATATTTATGGATCCACTGCATAGCGTTAACTCTGTCAGATCCTACTAGAAATACACACTCATCATATCCTGCCATCATAATATCTTGTAAAACTGCTACTGGATCTCTAGGTCCGCTGTATATTTTACCCTTGTGTATAGGAAACATCTTATTCATATAGAATAATTTTCTATCTGGCAGCAGAGGATTGTTTCCCTTAGTATCTACTGTCTGGGAAATGTAAATTCTATAGTCATCTGTGCCAGCAGTACGTTTTACACTATTAAAGTTTGCTTCATGTCCTGTAGTTGGTGGTTGAAACCTACCAAATGTCATATAGCATCGTTTTGTTACTAACGCCATTTCTTTGCAACAGTAAAGTTATTGTATGAGAACTCAAGACGATTAACAAACTTGATCATGTCTCCATCTTTATGTAGAACATAACCCTCAGGACCTGTGACCTTATATCCTGTGTCTGTTTGTACAAATGTTTTAAAAGTTTCTAGTTTATCTAGTTTATCAATGACAAATTGCTTGATTTCCTGTATCTCTTTGTACAAACCAAGCATTGATTTGAATTTTGTAGCGTTATTGATTAGATAGTTTTCACTATCATATATTAATTTCTTCTTAGCAACCTGTGTTTTTGGTGTTTTTATCTTATCAGCAAGAGGTTTGACCTTACTATGATAAAAATTAGTCAAGTCTTCAAGTGCTTTTGTTGTATCTGATATAGTCTTTTGATTTTTAATTTGACTATTAAAAAACTGTTTGAGATATGAAGATACATGCCATTTAGCATCTCCTTTAGTACCAGAAAGAGTAGTCAATTCATCTAAAAAATCTCCAGATGCAGCACACATCTTTTCTATGTTAGCAACGTACTTATCAAACAATACTTCTTCTGAATGATTCAAACCAACTCTATCCATTGGAGTGTCATTATCAACAGATAACACATCAATAGATCCTTTTACCTTTGCACCAGCAACCGCTTGCATAGTTTGAAACTCAGTGCCTCTATAATGTGTATGAAAAACTACACCTATCTTTGCTTTACCTGTTGCTACACCTATAGGATGGTCTACAGGTATACCATAAGTTATGGTATTTGGTGTAAATGTATATAATTTTTCTCCGTTGACTGTTTCTCTTTTTACATCAGTAGTAAACAGTAAATCTCCTTGAACTATACCTTTTATGCCTAATGTAGAAAAATACTTCAATGAATATTTTAATTTTTCTGCAAGATCTCCTTCATAATATAAATCTACATCAGCATCACGGTAACACACCTTAGAATTTAATGCAAAAACAGATTTTGTTCCAACAAAAAACATACCACTGTTAGGATCAGTGCCACATACAACTGATGGTGCACCATCCCATTTAGTTTGCATAAAACCTGTGCTGTTATCACATCCAAGCATCTTTCTCAGTTCTTTGAGAAAATTAACAGACGCTATACAACCATCAACTCCGTAGTTGAGCATCTCATCTTCTAAATGTTCAAGGTGTTTTAGTTGAGTTACGTTTGCCATTAACTATCGTCTTTTATTTCTGAAGCATCTCCTTGATGTCCTGTTGCAACAACCTCACCTTTCATTGTATATTTTGTTTGTAACTTATCAGGGTACACACGAAGTGGATCTGCAGCAGTTCCTTTATCAGTTGTGTTTCTAATGTTAAAAACCATGTTAAATACAGGAGTTTCCATACTTATATTAACACGTTTCTTCCCTCCTGTCTCACCACCGTAACTTATTTTTACGTTAGATGGAGTGCATGCTTTTCTTAAAAAATTTTGATCTATTTCTAGATGTTTAATTTTTGTTCCTCTCTGTAAATGCACGTAATGATAACCATATCCTAGAGATCCCATGATAAGTTCCTTTATTAATTCAGAATCATAATCTGGATTATTATCTACTTGATGATATCTTCTATTACCATTTTGAAATTCATTAAAAGTAGCACATAAAAATTGTTCGTTCAAACCAAAAGTTTCTATCAATGCTTTTCCGTCTGGTTTTGTTATTTTTCCTGCCTTAACTTCGTCTACAGTAAATACAGTAGTTTTTAATCCAACATTAGATAGGTTAGTTGTACCACTGGTTTTAAGTGAAAGATATATTTTACGTTTTTTCTTATTACATTCAGTATCTAATGTTATATCAGTAACAGTAGAACCTATATCATATCCATTGTTACGAGATGCAGTTCCTACTTCCCAATGTTTACCTACTAATTTTATTGGTCTTTTTTTATTTGATTTACCCTCAGGAATTACAACAATTTTTTGACACTTTTCTAACTTATAATATTTTATTATGTCTTCAATAAAACTTTTGTATTTATTGTTTGCTATAGTATTTGTATCAATCCAATTGTTAAGAGCAACTTCCATGTCTCTCTCAAACAAACTTCCTTGATTGTTCTTTCCTTTTTTTCCTCTACTACCATCACCAAAATCTGGTCTCAATTTTGTGAGACTTAAATCTTTTTTAAGTTGTTTTATAGTAAATCCACCTTCTAACAACCTTATAATCTTACATTCATTCTTCTTGCTAGAATCAAATGCTAAAGGATTTTGTACGACATGTCCATAATGTTCAATCAAATATCTGTACAAAGCCAATGCTTCTATAGCAGATGTTTGACTCATAAATTTCACTGCTTTTCCGCATTCTTCAAATGTAGATGGTAGGATGTCGTATGCCATTTATCTATTTATTTTAACGATCTCCTTTTGTTCTATATGAGATATAAGATCTTTATCTAGATCCCATATCTCTTGTATCAGTTCATAATTAAATGATGAATGGGTCATACCATCTTTATAGACCAAGGTATAGCATGTCATCTATCATCTGCCTTTCTGTTTTCAGAATAGTAAACATCAAACTCTCCACCAGGATATCTTTTCTTCAACTTCTCTACATTTCCCTCAACAACTTCATCCAATGACACACCAAGTGCCATACATGCTTGCATCACGTACCACATAACGTCACCCAACTCAATAATAAGATGTTCTCGATTGTCGTCGTTCCAAGGTTTACCTTGGAAAACCATCTTCTTAACGATTTCCATAAACTCACCACCTTCAGCACTAATGCCAACAGCAGCAGTGGTAAGGCGATTAATATTGGCACCTTGTCCGTCAAGAACACCAAGACTCTCAATGAAAGATTTATAATCTTTACTGGGATCGGATGTGACACCATCCACGAATATAGCATATTTATCAAAGTCAACTTTCTTTATACGTTCCATTCTGCAAATTTAGATAATCGGTTTTGTGTTTGTGAGAATTGTTGTAAGGTTTCTCCTACCTC